GTTTCGAGGTCCGTGCTGTCCTGCGACAGTACGATGGTGGCCTGCACGAAGGTGGCATCCTCAGCCTGCGAGAACCCCAACGCGACATCGAGTTCAGCCTGCGCCCACGTACCGGCGTCCTCCGGGGCGGTGATGGTCACCACTGGCCGGGTTTTGAACGTCACCGACGCGGTGTCAGCCCACGGGGACGCACCGGCACTGTCAGAGCCGCCCGTGGTGGCCTGACCCCACGTCCGAACCCTCACCGTCAGGGCGTCGCCTGCGCTATAGGTGTCCGCGTCGATCGTGTAGCTCGAGACGGTCGAGGTCACCTTGCCTGTGGTGGAGTAGGTCGTACCGCCATCGGTGGAGTAGCCGACCTCATAGTATTTCTGCGATGTCGAATCGACCGGGTTATGCGTCCACGTGAGGACGAAATCTTTGCCCTTGTCCTCATACGGGCCGAGGGCGGGGAATGTCGGTTTGTTCGGCGGGGCCAGCAGCTGCACGCTGTTGGAGGTGACCTTCGCCGATTGCAGCGCATGCGTGTCGGTGTTCTTCGCACTGATCCGGTAGACGTGAACCTTCGACGCGTCCGGGGCTGTGTCCGTGTACGAGGTCGTCCCCGATGCCACCGACGCGAGCGGGGAGGAATCCCAGGTGGTCGTCCCGCCCGTGACGGTGCCGTGCTCGACCACATGCGTGTGCTGGGTGAAGGCGACATGCGGGGTCCATGACACGTTGATGTCGAGGGACGCGTCCTTCGCCGCCGCCACATTCGTGGGCGCGGCCGGTGTGGTGTACACGGCAGCGGAGGACGCCGACCAAGCCGACGTGCCCTTCGCATTCGACGCGGCCACCTGATACAGGGTCCTGCGGTTCGCCGCCGCGCCAACCGTCACAGAGGTTGATGCAGCAATCGACGCGACATCTGCGAACGATCCGCCGTTCACCGACTGCCGCACCGCATTGCCAGTAGCCAGACCATTCGTCGGCGCATTCTGCGTCCACGACACCCGAACCTGCGTGTCCGAAACACGAGTGCCAGAAACACCAGTCGGCGCAGCCGGAGGGAGCGTCAACGGCGGCAGAGTCACCCGGGCCAGATTGATCGAAGCAGACCCGATCTTCGGATACGGGCCAGAAGAAGCCACCACATCCAACGAACCAGTGCCACCATCGGCCGCACTGATTACCACGTCCGAGAAGGTCGCGAAGGTGATCTTCGCCCCGCCGTTCGAATTGAACGGCAGACCTGCAGAACCAGACGCACCACCCGACCCGGACGCGCCGCTGGCTCCCGACACGGCAACGGAATACGGCTGCGCATCAGAGGCCCAGGTGCCCGTTCCGTTGTTCGTGGTCGCGTAGATGTTCCCTGCGATAGTCCACGTTTTCGCTTCCGCGTCGGAGTCCGTGATACCGATCTCGACGTGAAGCGTAATGTGCGAATCGGTGTACGCGTCAGTCGGGTTGATCAGATTCCCAGCCATCAGGCCACCCCCATCCGAGCTTGTATACGGTTCAGCTGGGCCAATACGGCACCGAGCGCTGCGGCGAGAGCCGCGATCGACGCCGACGAGATGTCGATGGGCTCCGCGTTGTCCAGGCCGCCTGCGTTCGGGCCGGCGACGGAGCCAAGGGAACGGCGGGCAGCGTCGATCAGGCCGTTCAGGTCACCGGTATCGACTACGGACTCGGCCCGTCCGCGCTCGGCGATCAGTGCGAGGGTTCCGCCGGGGCGGGGCTTCACGGTGCCTGAATCGGCGAGGTGCGGGATCTTCCCGATGTGGAGGTTGATCGCACCGCCGGTGGCTGCTTTTATCCCGGCCGTGATGTCGTTGATTCCACCGATCATCCCGTTGATCAGATTGATGGCGGTGTTCAGCACACCCTTGATGACGGCCGTGATGCCATCCCAGATGCCGGTGAAGATCTGCACGATTCCCTTCCACGCCTGCTTCCAGTTCCCGGTGAATACACCGGTGAGGAAGGTGATCAGGCCGCCGAGGATCTTCGTGACCGCTCCGATGATGGGGATGAGGCTGTCGCCGAGCCCTGAGACGATGTCCATGATCGGTGGCAGAAGCAGTTTGAAGACCGACATCAGCGGTTTCAACGCCATGGTGATCAGCGGGCCGATGATCGCCAGCAGCGGCGTGAGGATGGTCGTCACCAACTCGATAAGCGGCGCGAGCAAGCTCAGAATTGGCGCGAGCAGCTGCGTGAACACGTCGAGGAGAGGCAGCAGCAGGCCCAGCACGGTTGTTACGACGGGCATCAGCGCATTGAAGACCGGCATGAGCGCAGACAGCAGGACAGAGACGAGCGGCAGGACAGCAGCGACAATCCCGAGGATCACAGGGACCAATGCCACAAATACGGGGAGCAGTTGTGAAATGACCGAAGCGATGATCGGGAGGATCGCCTGCAGCAGACTCCCGAGCACGCCAGCAACCTGCATGATGATCGGAATCAACAGAGGAAGGATAGTTGCCAGCCCAGCGCCGAGCTGCTGCGCGAGACCGGAGATCACGGGCAGCAGGGACAAGATCACTGGCATCAATCCACGCAGCAAGGTGCTGACCAGGGGGAGGACGGCACTGATCACCGCGAGGACAACTGGGATCAGTGACTGGATCGCAGGCATGAGCGCTTGGAGCACCGCCGAAGCGACCGGCAGAAGCGAATCCCCTAGCGCAAGAATGGCACCGCCGACCTGTTGGATGATCGGAATCAAAATAGGAAGTGCTTGTGCAAGCAGGTCGCCGAGCAGATGCACCAGTTCGACGACGATAGGCACGAGGATCGTGACTGCGCCGGCGAGCACGCTGCCCAGCTGTGACGCGAGCACGGCCACGACCGGCATAAGCTGCGCGAAGACCGGCTGCAGCTGGGTGAACACTGATTGCACCGCGGCGACAATGGTCTGGAAGGCTCCGCCAAGTGAGCTGCGGAGCGCCGGGGATGTTGCCAGCAGGGCGGCGACGATCCCCAGGATGACACCGAGTGGCCCGCTGATCACCGGCAGGAACTTACCTATGAATGGCAGGTCGCCGGCGAGCTGGGAAAACACCGCCACAAGACCACCGAGCACGGGTAGCAGCACTGGGAGGATTGCGGTCAGGTTCGAGGTGAACCCACTGAAGTCGGCGGTCTGGAGGAACGAGTTGAACTTCGTGAACATGGTCGTCACGATCGGGTCCAGAGCCGCGCCGAAATCGCCGAGCGATTTCGTGATCTGTGCGAACGCTGGAGAAGCCCGCACGGCGGACAGTCCATTCGCGAACAGGCCCAGCCAGGTGATGGCATAGCCGCCGCCGGCCTTCGAGATGAAGGGTTCGACCAGGTCTGAGCCGATGTTCCGGAACCGTGCGGAAATTGACTGGGTGACGCCGGTCCAGGTTTGCTTCACGTTCGCGGCCGCGCCGGCGAAGTTCGATTCGAGCCCGTTGACCAGGACGTCGAAGACCTTGTCGGCTGGGATACCGCCAGGGGAGGTGGCCATGTCGCGGATCGTCTGCGACGTGGTGCCCATTTGCTTGGCGATGATGTCGGCCGCGTTGATGCCGTACTGGCCCAACTGGTTCAGGGTCTGCCCGGTGAGCTTGCCTTCGCCCTTGATTTGCGCAAGGGCATAGGTGATCTGCGAGATGTCGTCGCTCGTGCCCCCCACGGCCGCTACGGCGTCCTGGACGGCTTGCAGGGTGGGGATGACCCGGTCGGCGGCGACTCCGAAGCCGAGGAGTTGCTGGGTGCCTTGGATGAAAGTTGATTTACTGAATGGGGATGCGGTTGCGAAGGTGTCGAGCTGCGCCATCAGCGCATTGGCCGCACCGGCTGATCCCAGGATCGTCTTGAAGGCGGCGTTCGAGGACTGCTCGAGCGCGTTGAACTGCACACCCGCGCTGATGGTGCTCTTGTCCAGTTTTCCGATACCGACTGCGGCGAGGATCGATGCGCCGGCCGCCGCCACGGTGGAGAAGAAACTGCGGAACTTCCCCTGCCCCTTGGAGAGCGCCCCGTTGAAAGCGCCGCCGAGGCTGTCCTGGATGTTCTTTTGCAGACCCTGGGTGGAGGGCATGATGGTGACGTAGCCGACACCGAGTTCCTGCGCCACGGATGTTCCTTTCTTGAAGCACCCGTGGCGACCGGGCTATTCGGGTGGATCAGATGGTTCGGGCGTTTCGGGGCCGAGTACTTTCAGCCGCTCGAAGGCCTCCATCCGTTCCGGGGAGTCAGCGTCGACGAGAGCCACCCCGGATTCGGCCATGCGTTGCTGCCATGGCCGTTGCAGGATCACCGGGACGGTGCCCTTGCGGCGTTGCGCGTTGGCCCAGCCTTCGAGCAGCCAAACTGTGTTGATCTCCGCTTCCGATGGGGGATACAGCCATCCGGCGACGGAGGCGAACAAGTGGGAGGATTGGTCTTTGAGGATCTCCTCGGCGTAACCCCACGCCTCCATCCACGACATGGTGCCGTCGAAGATGGAGGTCAGGGGCAACCCCAGCCGGGTGCGCCAGTCGTAGCGCAGCGCCGGCAGGTGGCGTTCGATCAGCGCGAGGAGGTCGAAGCTTTTGGGTCGAGGTTCGAGAACTCCGTCCACTGCTTCATAACCTCGGTCGCGTAGGCGATGGGTAGTTTCTTCAGCACCCGCCCGAGGGTCGGCTCGAAAGCGAACAGCTCCTGCAGGAACGCACCGACCTGCGCGGTGTCGGACTCGAACTGGGAAGCTGCGACCGCGAACAGAGACGCGGGCACGGAGTCGATGCCGAGGTGCGGGAGCTCGAACTTTTTCCCGTCGACGATGAACCTGAACGGATCCTTCGCCTCTTCTTTGGCTTCCACCTCGATGGTGAGGTAGTTCGGTGTTTCGGGCATGGCGACCTTTCAGATCACGGCGACGGATGAGAGGGATCCTGCGGGCGGGCGGGTCGCCTCCTCCCGCCCGCAGGGGCTTACGACACCAGGAACTTGGGGTCGAAGATCTTCACGTGGGCGCGTTTCGCGTTCTCGTCGAGCAGCGGGTCAGATGCCGGGTCCGGGTAGGTGGTGAACGTCATCCCGTACCCGATGAGGGTCGACCGGTTGTAGGTGATGGCATCCCGGTCGGATACCCGCACCTTCGGGAAGAACTTCAGCACCTGGGAGCCGTCCTTCCGGATGGCGATCGCCCACAGTTCGTAGAACGCGTCCGTGGACGCCTTCGAGAGCGTGATCGACGCGTCCGCGAGGTTCACGACAGCGTCGAAGTACGCCTCGACGACGGCTTTCTTCGACTCGATGGCGGAGAACTGCGCCGCCCAGGAGCCGGGATCCTGCGACGTGTCGACGATGTCGCCGTTGTGGGCGTTGAAATCGGACGAATCTCCCGGGTTCGGGGTCAGCGTGTAGCCGTCCTCCGAGTAGTACCCGATCTGTGTGACGCCGTCCCCCGGGACACTGGTCGACGAGGTCGGCCGGACGGTGGTCGTGCCGACGCGGGCGAGGAAAATCATCCCGTCAGGGACGATTCCTACGTTTGTTGCATCATTCTGGTTCGCCATGGCGATCGTTTCTCCTATGTGAGATGGATGGACCGCTTGGCGACGAGCGGATGGTGCTACAGGGCCGAGACCTCGAGGAGGAGCGTCATGGCCATGTATTCGATCTGTGTGGTCGAATCTTTTGAGCGGGTCGGACCGGAGTCGATTTCCGCAAAATTGAGGGGTGTCCCGATGTGGGGGGCGGTTTCGACGATGAAGCCGAAGTCGGCTGCAAGCCCCGCTGCGGCGACCAGGTCGGCGCGTTCGTTGTCTTTCACAACCCATGCCTGCACGGTGACGCGGACGTACCGGGTGACGGGGGTGATTGTGGCGCCGGGGAACGCGGAGACGATTATGAGCTTGTACGGCTTCACGAGCGCCGGATCGGAGGCGATGTGCGGTTTCTCGGTGCGGACGAAGACCCCGTCCCAGCCTTCGCCGGGCAGTCGTGTGGGCGTGTAGGTTTCCAGCCAGGCCGCGATGTCAGGCCACCGGGTGGGCAGCTGCCCGTTCATACTTTCACCCGGTTCAGTGCCTGCTGCAGGTGCCCGGTGTTGGCGTCTTTGTCGACTGCTTCGCTAGAGGTGTCGACGATGCGGACCCGGATGCGGCCTCCGGGGCCGTAGGAGCGGGACACGTTCACTTCGGTGCCGGCCGGGGCGGCTTCTTTCGCCGCGGTGACTAGGACCTCTTCGATTTTGATGTTCCCGAGGCCGAGTAGGAGAAGCTCCCGCACGTTGGATCGGTTCAGGACGAAGGTGACGTTGCCCATCAGCCGGTCGCCGCCCGGACATGCATGACGTCGCCGATGTGCGCCCCCCGGCTGTTGGACCATTCCTCCGGGCCGCCGTCGACGGCCAGGTCCTCGCCACGGACCACGATCACGTCGGAGTCGAGGATCCCGGCAGGTGTGGGCTGCCGGATGTACAGGTTGCCGGAAGTGATGACCGCGTCGCGGGCGACGAGCGCGGGTTCCAGGTTCTGGTCGGGTGCGAACAACGCGTTATCGAAGCTCTTCCAGACGTTCAAGTCACCGAGCGCCGGGTTTCCGTCGGAGCCGGTGATGACCTCATACCGTTTGACGATGATCGTCTCCAAGAGTCCCCACCGCCTTCGCGAAATAGTGCAGGTCGGCGTCATACCGTCGCCGGTTGAGGATGGCCTGCTGCTGGATGCTCTCGTTGGGTTCGGCCGCCATCCGGATTTCTTCCACCCAGGCGTCGACGTCGCCGACAGGCAGATAGGTGGCGGAACGGCCAAGGTTTTCACGCACCCCCGGATGGTCGGTGGCCAGGACGGGGATGCCGTAGGCGATCGCTTCGCCGGCGGTCATGTTCCACGACTCCCGGGCGGACGGCGCCAGAAGGAGTCGGCTCAGGCCCCAAACTTTCTCGACCATGCGGTGGGATCGGACGTGGTCGATGATTTCGACGTTGCCGGGGATCTGGTCGGGGATGATCTGTTCCCCATAACCGCCGAGGACGGCGAGGAAACCCTGTTCCGGCATGGCGGCCGCAATTTCCCAGAACCGGCCGACCTTGTTCTCGTTCAGGTTCACGATCGTCACCAAGTCACCGGCGAGAACCATGCCGGATTTGATGGCCGGCGGGTGCACGACGATGGATTCGATGTCGAGTTCGGCGAGTTCTGCCTGCATGGTCAGGCTGTTGGCGATGACCAGGTCGAAGTTGTTGCGGCGGAGGGAGACGAGGACCGCGGTTTCGAGGTTGTGGCAGATCGCGATGACAGGTTTGTGGAGACGCAGGATGGGGGCGGCGATTTCGGCGTGGACGAGGTATGCGTCGGCCCATTCGTCGTCGAGCTGCTCGAGCGGGGTGACGGAGATGCCGTCGTACCCGGGATTCGGTTCGCTGCTGATGGTGCTGGCGCGGACGAAGTGGCCGGCGTCGGCGAGGGAGTCGAGGAGGCGGTGGGTCATCACTTCGGATCCGATGAACCGCCTGGGCGGGTAGTCGAGGGTGAGGGACTGGATTTTCACCGGCCGGACAGTCCCGGGCGGATCCGGAATGACCGGAACGCGTTCTGTGAGGGGATGAGGCCAGTGATGTCGTCGACGTCGATGTAGAGCTGCCCTGAGGAGAGGGTGGTGTCGACGGTGTCGGAGTCGGTGAACGGCCCGGTGGTGCTGGAGCGCTGCCGCAGTCCTTCCGGGTTCATGAGGACCCGTTTGACGGCGTTGACGACGGCGTCGTGGGCGACGGCGGTGAGGAGTTCGTCGCCGTCGATGAGTCGGTCGATCCCGCGGACGAGCATCCGTAGTTTCGTTCCGGCCTGGGCGATGAGTCCCCGTGCAACGAGTTTTTCGGCGGAGCTGAGGGGACGCCACACCAGTGCTATGTCCTCTGGTTCAGCAAACGGTGTCAGCATGGCGTCCCCTCCTCTCGTTACTGGGCTGGTGTTTCGGTGGGGATGTTCTCCGCGGTGAGGGACTCGATGATCTCCTCGACCGTGGGGGTCCCATCGACGGCGAAGCCCATGGACAGCGCGTAGGCGGTCCATGCCTCGACGGTCGCCCCATCGCCAGACTTCGGTGGGATCGTCTCGGCTGCGAGTTTCGCCGCAGCTTCGGCGGCAGCCTTCACAGCCGCATCCCTTTCAGCCGCTTCGATCTCGGCTGCGGTGGGAGACTTCGGCGTTGATGCTGCCGGGGTCTCCTGGACCTCGTCCGCCCAGACGGCGGGGTTCGTGATGAGCTTCTCCGCCCACTTCGGCGGGGTCGAGCCAGCCAGGAAGACTGTGCTGACCCCGCCTCTGTGGACGTGCACCGTGGCGACGAGCGTGCCCATGGCTAGGCCGTGACCGTCGCGATCATCAGCGCCTGCGCCTGCTCGATGATCGGCATGGCCGTCGCATCGACGAAGGTGAACTGGCGGAAGGGCGGACCCTCCTTGATGACGACGCCGACGATGCCGGGAGCTTCCTCGAAGCTCAGGTCCGACTCGTTGGCGTTGACGAGCTCCAGCGCGGTCGCCGAGACCCCCCATGCGGTGTACCCGAGGTCGCCCAGGTTCGCCG